AGCTAGAGTTATAGAATTTAAATTACTAATATTATCACCAGCAGACAATAAGTCTTTGGTTAATATTGAAGTTACATTATGAAAAAAAGTAGCCATTACTAGCTAAATACCATGTATTCAATAGTCATTTTAGTTGCTACACTTGGAGTAATACATATATCATCGTTTACATTCCAAGGCATAAACATAAAATCACCAGCATATAATCTACCTATTTCTTCAGTATCAGTTGGTGAACCAGCGCCAGCATCACCTATAGTTACAATAAAATACTCCGAAGCATCTTCCGACGGGTTATTTATATAAACATAAGAGTGCGTTGTGCCTACACTACCAGTTGTAATTAAATCTACTTGATTAGTGCTTTCTAATACTTTAGTAACAGACGTCAATGTATTTAAATCTGTTGTGCCACCTGCTAAATATAAATTAGCAGTGTTATCTATGTTTAGTGAATCATCAGTAATGTCACTAGTTAAAGTTATTTGTGCGGTTGTTGCCATATTATTATTTATTATGCGTTAGTTAAAAAATCTGTGTCTTCGTGAAATAAAGCGTATTCAACAGGTATATCACCAGTAGACGAAGTCCAGTTTGTAGCTGCTACTTCTATACTTGCTGCTGTATCAGTTTGACTCCAAGGTATGAACATGAAGTCTCCACCATAAAGTTTACCTATTGTTTGTGCGTTTATTGTTACTGTAACATAAAGTGAAGCGTCAGTTGATTTATTTATTATATAAACTTTTGCCGCTAAATTATCACCTTCTGCGTTTGCAGCTAGTAACACTTTATTTGTTGTTGATCTTAAATGAACTCTAGAAAGTCCTGAAGACTGATCTAAATCATTTGCTGATCCTGCTTTTGTTAGCGTAGCTGTTTTAGAAACACTTACTGGATCACCAGCAATGTCTGCACTAGCTAACGTTAATGTTGCCGTTGTTGCCATAGTTTTGTTTTATTTATTTAGTTATTTTTATTGATCTTGTCCTAATACCATAAACTCTACATGTGGATCGTTACCGCCCGGTGAATAAGCCTTGTATGTTTTGTCACCATGCATAGGTATAAACGCAAAATCATTTGCATCTAATTGAAACTGAATAGGATCGCCAGTTGTAGAGTCATCGTATATATATATTTTATGTCCAGCTGTAGTTGCTAAGTTTTTAACATACAGATATGCTATAGCAGCATAATCATCTGCAGTATATAATGTAACTTGTCCAGCTGTAGTGCCCTTTGCTGTTGAAGTTATTTTTGCTTTAGCTAAACCTGTTGTCATTGTTATACCTGTGTTTGTTCCAGTTTGCGTTAACGTTGACGCTGTTGAAATAGCCAAGTTGTCAGATAATAAATCTGAACTTGTTAATGTTAATTGAGCTATTGTTGTTGCCATATTATTTTTTTATTAATTGTTTAGTTACACTTCCATCACTATATATAAACAATAGAAGTTTATTTTTTATTATTTTTGTTGGTCTACCAAGAATATCAGTTACGTCTACTAGTTTTTTCTTAGTTTGTCCTCTTGTTAGTAGCGGTCCAGACCAAGTACCTTCACAATAATCATATGTTGCTTGGCATATTGTGTCCCACTCATTATTACAGCAGTATTCATCTATTTCTATAACCCAAGCATAACATGGGTCGTTGAGCCAGTAAGGATTACCTGGACCAGTAATACAATTAGCATTATATAAACAAGATATAGAATCATTAATGTTAGCAGTTGGTTCGTAGTTATACGCTTCTGAATCCATGCAACCCACAACCACTTCGATACACGAGCCGTTATCCGTGTTAGCAAGTGAATCATAGTTAAGAGCCATACTATCCATACACCCATAGACAAAAGCAATACAACTAAAATCCTCCGTGTTCGCCGTTGCGTTGTAATTAAAAGCAGAAGGATCCGTGCAGCCATATATAAAAGGTATACAAGGAATACTGTTGTTAGTTGCATTTGCAAGTGGGTTATAGTTAAATTGTGTTGAGTCCATACAACCGTAAACAAACTCTATACAAGAGCCATTGTCTACATTTGCCAGTGGATCATAGTTAAACATTGTTGGATCTGTACAACCATATACTTTTGCTACGCAACTACCATCATCAACATTTGCTTGTGGTTGATAATTAAAAGCTTGTGGATCAGTACAGCCAAATACTATCGCAATACAACTACCGTCATCTGTATTAGCTAAACTATCGTAATTAAGAGCTGTTACGTTTGTACAACCAAATATTACTGGTATACAAGTATCAGGTGTATTGGCTAGTGGATTATAATTAAATGCTACTGGCTGCATACAACCTATAACTACAGGTAAACAACCACCGTTATCTACGTTTGCCAAACTGTCATAGTTAAATGACAAACTGTCAGTACAACCAAACATAGCTAGTGTTTCACAACTATCTTGTATATTTATATCTGTATAATAAGCATTAGCAGTATCAATATGATATTCTAAGTAAGCTGGCGATATACAACCAGGATAATAAAAACAGTCATCATTTGTGTTAGCACTGTCAACGTAATTAAACGCTAAAGTATCTAAACAACCATATACATATTCTTCACATATATTACCACAATAAGTAGAGCCTTGATATAAATAAAATGGTATTATAAATGGTGGTTGAACAGTTATAGCCGTGTCGCCGTTAGGCGCTATTAAAGTAAACCCGCACTCTATAGCTGTAAATTGAGCTTGTTGAGTAACAAATAGTTTTGCACTAACGTCTGTAGGTGCATATAAATCTATAGTAAATGCTTGATTAAAACCACCGTTTGTAAGTGAAAAAGAAGTTGTATCATCATCTTGATATATTTCTAAAACAGTACCAATCCAGCCATTACCTATTAAGTCATGTAGTATAAGATCGTAAGTACATTGATCAATATTTTCCATTGAGTTTGCTAACGGATTATAATTATACATAGTGCTATCAGTGCAACCGTAAACTATTAATGTACTACAACTACTATCACTAACATTAGCTAGTGGATTGTATTCTAAATAATCATCATCCATACAACCAAGTACTGTTGGTGGCGGTGGACAAAAATTAGATATAAACGTATGTGTAGTATCATAACCAAAAGCAGGGTCACTACCATAAACTAAAGTATCACCACACTGCATAATATAATAAGAACCGTCTTGTCCGCCCCACAAACTACCTTCTAAACCATCACCATATAAATCATATATTGTAAAAGTTAATTCACCTGGCGGTAAACAGTTAACAATAAATTGTGGCTCATAATTAGGTACGTTAGGATATGTACCACCTGATATAATAACGTTACCTAAACTATCTGTTATATCCCAACTAGTTTCTTCTGGATATTGATCTAAGTTTATGTTAATTAAAGTAGGTATACAAGGTCCTGGACCTTGTGCAAACAATAATGTTGGTATTAATAATATAAGTAATAGTAAATTTTTCATTAGAAGTCGCTCATTATTTGCTCATTAATAAATTCTTGTATTTCTTTTCTTGTTGCAAGCATTTTAAAACTAAGGTCTGCTTGATACCTTTTTATTTCTTCACCATCTTTAAATATAACTATAGTAGGTACTATAACTATTTTATGTTTATCCTGTAGTTTTGGTTCTGCTACTATATCAACATCTGCTAAATCACAGTCGTCTAGTTTAGTAAACCACTCAACTTTATTTGCAGAGTTCCACTCTGCGTTAAAATGTGTAACTGTTATTTGCGCAAACATATTGCTACAAAACAACATTAATATTAAAATGTATTTCATTTTATCTTAATTTATCGATTTTATCTTCCATGCGGATCATACGCTCTTCAAGCTTTTTAACGTCATCTCTAGTCTCCATAATAGTGTTTCTGATGTTTTCATCTTTCATCTTAAACTCCATACGCGACACATCTGGCTTAGGTAGTTCTTTTGCTTCAGCTATATCAGCTTGTAATGCAAACCACATACCAATTATAGTTGCCATAGCAAAACCAACTGCTATTAATGTTTTTACACTTATTGTAAAGCCTGTATCTTCGTTTAATTCTTTTGCCATTGTTTAACGTTTGCCGCCATGATACTCTACAGCATGGCCCTCTGTTATTAATAATTCATTTACATTTACCATTGTAGGCGAGTTTTCACTACTAATATGTAGTTGTCCTAATACTCTACCATACTTGCCAAGACCGTGTGAATCAAGATGTATTTCTTCAGCGGTCTCTAATATTTCTTTTAATCTAGCTTTAGCAGCTAAACCTCTTTTTTTTTCTTCAAGATCTCTTGTTCTAGACTCTGGAGTATTAATACCAGCAAATCTAATACGCTTTTTTGTTTGTATATCAAAGCCTAAATCTATGTAGCAATCTACAGTGTCTCCGTCTATAATTCTATCTAGTATTACTTTGTATTGGTACATAGTTAGAAGATTACGTAATTTACTCCAAATTTAAAGTCGTACCACTCTCTATTCCAATACTTATTGTACTTACCTTCAACAAAAGCTCCTAGCGACTTATTTAATTTATACCCAAGTATAATACCACCTGAATAATCTAACCATTGACCATTATTATATTTATGATAAGAAAAATTACCACCACCATTATAATGATAAGGCATTAAATTAGCCCAGGCATGTGACCAAAAGCTTTTTGTATAACGATAATAATCAAAACCTAATACTAATGAGTGTTGTATTATTTGATCTAACTTATTACGTTTTTTTTCAGTATAATCTGCTAACACGTCTGGTATTACAACTTCTTCCCAAACCTCTTTGCTTGTAGCAACGAGCTCTCCACTAGGAGAAAAATACTCACTAGCAGCTACATCGACATTATAGCCTTCTTGTAGTGCTAGATAAGTGTAATGTATATTGCCATTGCTTAGCATCCACTCTGCTAATGGATCATATCCGTACGGTTCGGATAACCTTTGAGCAAGCCCAGCATTAAAAGACAATTTGTCATTAACTTTATATCTATATCTTTCTGATGTTTCAAAGTATTTAATATCAGCAAAACCATCTTCTAAATATTCGCCTTTTAATATATACTTATCGTCAACAAATCTTATAAAGTGATGCTGATCTAAATATTCATTACCTTGTTGTCTTGTGTAATCTATTTCAAATAAAAATTCTAATCCACTTACTTTACCTACGTTAGCACCATCTGACCATGAGTTTTCAGTACCATCGTAAAAAGTTTGTGCTCTGTTTTCATAACCAAACCTAGCAATTTTACGTATACCTAGCGCTAAGTTATAATCGTATGGTGTTTTAATAGTTGCTGTTTCAAGTCCATTTGTAACTGAAAATGTTTCAACATCTGATATAGATGTACCACCATTTGCCGCTGCGTAAAACGTAGCAAATTTAAAATATTTTTTTAATTTTACTTGTGAGCAACATTTTTTTGGTGCAGCGCAAGAAATTAAAGTTACTAATAATAATATAATTAGTTTTTTCATAAATCAGAATATATTAATGTTTTGTTCTTTTTCTTTTTATTTTTGCTTTTCTTTTTTACACTTTCTCTTATAGCTTCTATTTTAGGATCACCTAGTCCTTGGTTCCACTTACTATAACCACTAAACATCATAACTCTATTAAAAGTGCTAAACTGATTGTCCATACCATCACGTACATTTATAGTCTTATTGTAAATTCTATTTGTAGGTGCGTTTGTAGTTGCTTCTATTAAATTAGTAGCAGCTGACCACACTGGATTATCAATATCAAGTAGTTCCATTTCAGGAATTACTTTTTTATTATAATTAAGAGTTTTTTCTGCGTTAACCATTTTTCTTGCTTTAATACCTACAACTGGCGAAAAGTTTAAAGCCTCCATTATAACAGATGATTCGTCAAAGTTAAAAGTTTTGCCTCTTTCTTCAGCAAAAGCTATAGCCATGTTTTTTAAAGTAGAAACTGCAGCACCATATATACCAGATCCTCTTAATATAGAGTCTATCGTACCGTTTATTACTCTTTCTCTTTTCTTTAAAAGCTGCTCGTTTTCTTCTTTTTCATCGTCAAACATAAGAGCAAACAAAGCTGTTTGTAAGCTATAAAACACTATGTTTTGAACTGCTCCGTAGTAAAGTATTCTTGAAGCGTTAGACAAATCACTTTGCAGCCTAGAAGTATTAGGCGGTGTAATTCTTCCTTTAATAATGTCTGCAGCGGCTTTTTTCATTAATCTATTGTACTGTGATGTAACATTTTGGAAATTTAAAATTAATTTACCTACCCAACTAGCCTGTTGTTTTGAGGTCATATCAGGTCTTGCAGACTGCTGTGTTGATTGAGTTATATCTTGAAAGTCTATAAAAGCTTTTTGCTCTGCTTCTTTTTGACTTAAACCATCTTTTATATACTTGTTTATTCTATTTCTATAAAACGTAGCACCACCAGTTGCAATCGCAATATTATCACCGATTTGAGTAGGTAAAAATCCTAATTGTAATAATTTAGAAATAACAGACTGCATAGGATTTGTTGACTTAGCAACTGTTTGCGCAAGCTCGGCACCATTAATATCTGTTTGTATACCGCCTCTTCTCTGCTTTAACATGTCAGAGTTAAATATAAATGCAAAATCTTTCCAATATTGTGGTTGATTAGCAAAAGCAGTTGCTGCAGCAAATATATTGTTGTCAGCAAAGTTTATATAGTTTACAATAGACATCTGTTGTAGCAACGCAGATCTAGTGTTAAAAAACATTACAGAGCCTACAGAGCCATTTAGATAATTCATAAACTTATTTACAGTACCACTTTGTCCTTTAGGTCTATTAACACCAGTTTTAATTCTATGCAACATATCTTCTAAAGCTTCTCTTACGTTAACACCATAACCGGCTTCAATTTTGTTTAAATTTTCTTCAGAAAATATTATGTCAGCGTTTTCTTGAAACTCTACAAAGTATTGTGCTCTACCTACTCTACCTGTAGCATCTATTAAATCTATTCTTATATTACCACCATCCCAACCTTCTTGAGGCGGTACATATTTTTCTTGTTTTGAAATTACATTTAAATTTTCTGCGTAACTTCTTATGTTAGAATTTTCTTTAACAAATTCAACTAGACTAGCTTGGTCTGTTGTAGACATACCTGGTATTGTGTGCCCGTGTTTATCCCAAAGATATACTCTTATAGCGTCTTCAACAGTGTAGTCTCCATCAGGAGTTTTTTTAGTAAACATTTTCTTAACATCAGAAAACTCTTTATTTAAAGACTTATAATCATTTGCAATAGCTTGTTTTGCAGCATCTATTTCTCTATAACCTCTATTAAGTGGTTTTACTAAAGCTCTTTCAAAAAAATCTCTATGAGCGTCTCCTTGCTTACCTGTACCCATAAAGTTGTACAATAACCCTACAAAATCTTCGTGTGACGGTGGTATAAAAAATCTAAACTTACCTTTATTAGCACCACGCTTTCTAGCTTTCATAGCACTAAATCTTTTTTCAGCTTCAATGCCAATAACTTCTTCTAGCACTTTATTAAACTCAGTATCTAATGAATTACTAAATTTAACTCTTGCTTGTTGTATTTTTGATTTAACATCAAACTGATCTAACATATTTTTTACAGCTTGTACGTTTTGCATTGCGTCATCGGCAAAATAAAAATCATTAAAACCTTCACCAACTTTACCAGCTATCCAAAGCGCTTTAGCTTCAGAAGTTGAGTTACCTAAGCCAACAATATTATCAATTGGTATGTTTAAACCATTTGCTTTTAAAAACTCGTGTATTGCTTTTTGAGATTGTGGCGGTCTAGCTGTTAATATAAACATATTTTTAGAACCAAACTTGTTTTGTAGTTTTAAAGCTTTTTGAAATAGTGGAGCAGTTTTGCCACCTACAACTTTATTAAACTCAGAAAAATCAAACACAATACCTTTGTCTAACATGCTTTCATAATTACTAGCGTATTGCTCTGGTGTTAAAGTGCCTTCAGTACCATCTGGTCTAGTATATCTTACTACTGATTTGCTTGTAGCCAACGTGTCATCAAAGTCTAAAACAGTAATACCCTTTGCAGTATTTTTTGCTGATCTAGAAAACCTAACGGCTTTTACTAAAGTTTGGTTATCAATTTGGTTTTTAGAATATTTTGGTTGTTTATAATGTTTTTCCATTAAACCACGAATATAATTGCCATCAGCAAGAGAACCTTTTGCTTTTGATGTTATTTTTCCAGGACTAGGCATTATTCTAGGCGCAACTCTAACCATTTTAACGCCATATTCTAATGCTTTTTTACTATAAACACCACCGCTTGATCCCATTTCTATATGAACTTTAGCTAAACCAGCAAGAACAGTTACGTCACCGTTAAAATATTTATCACTACCTATAGCAAAAAAGTTACCTAAAAACTCAATATAATCAGAAGGGTGTTTTTTATCAGCATAACTTACTTCAACTAAATCACCTAAATCAACTTCAATCGTAGTCGCTTCTTGTACTGCAATACCAAGACCTTTGCTTAAAGCTAGTTTGTGTACAAACTCTGGTTGCAATTGACCAGATTTCGTATGTAAAGGTATTTTTTTATTTTTACCTCTTTTATACTCTACAATATTTGGCTTTCCTTTTGTGCCTTCGTCAATACGTATTGTTTCACCGTTATTATATTTTTCTATAAGATCATTAACTTCTTTATAGTAAGCTTGTATTGCTTTGTCTCCTTTTTTAAATAATTTTTCTCTACTAAAAACCTCTTTGGTTTCACTTGCATAAGGATTTTTTTCTGTAAAAGTTACAGCGCCTGTGTTAATATCATAGTTTGATATTCTATTAGAAGTTAAACGAACATTAGTAGTACCTAGCTTTATTTCAACGCCAAATTCAGCCATTTTTTTATCACCAATAAAAAGACCTAATTGTAAGTCTGCCATGTTGTCTTTTTCACCAGCAACTTCTACCATTACTTTTAACCCAGGAATATTAAGCTCTCTTATAAAATTATTTATAGCTTGCTCTAATGCTTTACCATTGTCAGCATACAAAGGAGTTCCATCAGGTTTTTTTAATCTTGCTAATTCAGCTGTTTTTTGCATAATAATCGTGATAAAATCAATATTATTTTGCAGTGCAGCAGAAGATGAATATTTTACCGTATCAAAACTTTTTATTTGATTACTTTGATTGTCTAAAGAGTTTGCAAACTCACGTAGTTTAGCGTCTATTTTTTTATTAACATCTGTAGAGTTGCTTAATATAATATTGTCTAAAGCACGTTTGGTTTTAGCTTTTGCTAGTAGTTTAGCCAAAGCAGCTCTTCTTGCCCTAAGTGTTGTGTAACCACCTTGTGTAAAGTATTTAGTCCACTTTGCTTTATTAGTTCCTATTTTATATATACCTTTACCAGGATAAGTAACTTTACCTGTTATTGGGTTTACTTTTTTATCTGCTTCTCTAGCAACTTTTGTAATATCAAATAACTGATTGTAATTATTTTTTATAACATCGTCAGACAAAGCGCTCACAATATCATTGTAACCTAAAGCGTGAAAAGCTTTATACTCTTCACTAACAGTAACTTCTTTTGTTTTGCTATCTTGAGATATTGCACCCATATCATTAGCAATAATTTTAGTAAACTCTTTTTCTATAAGTTTTTCTAGTTGTTTTTCTAAATCTTTTGGATTTTGTTTTATTAAATTTTCAACTTTAGTAACAATAGTTTTATTTATTTCCACATTGTTGTTTAAGTTTACGTCACTCAAATCTTTTAAAACTCTTGCTCTATCTTTTTTACCTACAATTTTATCTATTACCTCACCTCTTTGCTCTCTTATTTGTGTAGCTAATACATTTTCTGTTTCAAAATCACTAGGTGTTTCTTGGGCAACTGGCTGTACAATAGGAGCACCTTCTTTTGTTTTAGCATCTAACGCTGGTCCTTTTTGATCTGGTCTTACTTTATAATCTCTGTTATAAACAAGAGTTGCTTTATTACCTATTTGAGGATTAATCCAGCCAAACAAACCACTTTCATTATTTCTATCAGGCTTGTAGTTTGTTATATGAGATGTTAATTCTGTGTATACTTTTTTAACAAAGTTATTAGGAACTTTATCACCTTTGTATTTAGCTGCAATTAAGTTGTCAAGTAGTTTTTCATCTTGCATAACTTTAATAGCAAAAGCAGCTCCACCTTCTTTCCACGTTTCATTTGTCCAGCCCATGTCACCTAAATCATTAACTTGCTTTGTTATTCTGTCTGCTTCTTCTTGTGTAACAGATCTTTTAGTGCTTTCATCTCTAATAACATCGCTACGACCTTGCTCATCTATTTTAGGTTCTAATCCTTTAATTTTTGTTCTACCAATACCTCTAGAAGTTATTTTACCTAATATACTAGATCTATTCATATTAGTTTTGTAATCAACTAAAAACTCAAATACTTGTGCTCCGTCTTGAAAATCAACATTACTAAAGCCAAAACCTCTAAGTAAAGCTCTAAAAGAGTTAGTTAGCCCAGCAGACTTAGCAACAACATTATCAACTTTGTTTTCTTTAATTAAATCTGAAAATATATTAAAATATTCTTCTTGATCACCATCTCTTTTTGTTTTAACTAAACCGTCAGCATCTCTAATAATATTACCGTCAGCATCTAAAGCATCATATTGTGTAGCTATTTTTGCTTCTATATCAGCAACAAGCTCTGCATTACCAATATCATTTAAATACTTTACAAAAGCAGATATTGAACCTTTTAAATTAGCTTTACCTATACCTGATTTAAAATTTCTTGAAACTATAGAGTGTAAGTACTCGTGTCCTATTACGTTTGTTGCTTCTGTTAAACCAGCAACATTCATATTAACGTATATTTTGTTTTTACCGTCTTTAGTTTCTACAAAAATACCATCTGACCTATTAAATCCTTTGTTGTTTTTTTCTATTTCTTTTAATCTGCTTTCAGAGTCAACATATTCAACATCTAAATTATTTTTGTTAAATCCAAAAAACCCTTTTTGTTTGTTAATTCTCTCTGTTGCTTTTAAAGCTCTACCAATTAAAGACTCTAAAGCTGCGTCATAATTTAAATCAGTACCTTTGTAAAATTTACTAAGCTTTTCAGTTTCTTGTTTTAACTTCTTTCTAGCATTATCTTGTGACTCTTGGCTATACTTGTCATTACCTATTATATCAAGCTGCTGGTGTTGTAAGTCAATACTTTTGCCCCACTCTTTTTTTCGTTTATCTGTCATGTTATCGAAGAAATTTATCATATTATCTTCGTTTTTTTGTTTTTGAGCTTCAACAGCTGCTAATTCAGCTTCTAAAACAGCTTTACCAGCAGGATCTGCACGCTGTATTTCTGTTTTTAATCTGATAATATCACCTTCTAGTTTTATTTGTTCTTGCTTATGATTGTTTGATGATACATAACCGTAAATTGCTTTTTTACTAGGCATTGATGTTGCTACCATACCACCGCCTAAAAAAGCACCAAGAAGACCATCTTTAAAGAAAGTTCTTAAGTAATCTTGTATATTTTTTTGATCACCAAAAGTAATTACATCAGCACCTTCTTGTAGCACACCCGTCAAGCCTTCAGTTCCAAATTCTATACCCATACCTTTAAATATTCGAGCTGCCATTACTTGAGGCAATTGAGTTAACAATTTTTCAGCATTTTCTTTGCCAAAACCTTTCATTGCCTTGTTTAAAACACGACCAGCTACAATCTCCATTACCATATCAGCACCACCTGTGATAATTGAGTTTAAAACTATATCATCTCTACTTACACCAGGTTTATTACCTCTGTTAAAAAGTTCTCTTTCAAAATTTTCCATATAAGCACTAGCACCAAGCAATCCAGCGCCAACAGGAACACCATAAGGCATAACTCTACTTATCATTACAGAAGGTAAAGCTTGAAAAGCATCACTTAAAAAAGAGTCAACTGCTTTAGCATAATCTGCAGGGTTTTGTGATTCAGTAGCTTTAGAAAATAAAGTAAGATAATCTTCAGCAACACCTTCACCGTCGTAATATGAGTATGTATGTTTATTAAACCAGTCAATAACACCTTCAAACTTTACTCTATTTGTAGGGTCTAACTTTTGAGCCATTTGTAAAGTCATTTCAGGATCTTTAGCCATTTCTAACATATGATTTTCGTACATAGCTCTTCTTTCTGCTGGTGACGTTAAATCTTGAAAAACAACTGGCATCATTTTTTTTTGCTCATCAGTAAGCGGTGTTATAAGCCCAAACCCTGGAAGATATGGTGAATATTGAGTTGGCACGTCAACACCTCTTTTTCTAAGTTCTGCAGCAGCATATCCATAAGCTGCTTGAAAAGGGCCTTCAGCAATAACTTCTGCTAACAAACCTCCTTCACCTGTTTCGTAAAGCTTTACTAAATCATTAACAAAAGTAGTTACGCCTAAACTAAATCCTGCAACTTTATCTATTAAAAAGTCCCCTACATCTTCTGGCCCACTTTGTTGTTTATCTTTATTACCACCAGTCATATTTCTAAGATGATAATCAGAAGCAAAAGGCAACTCTTGTTTTAAATTTAAAAACTCTTGAGATTCGTTAGCATATGGATCAACTAACATTGGGTCTGTTCCAGCTTCACCAATAAAATTAGCAGCCAATATGTTTTCGACACTGTCGTTTTCCATTTTAGCAGCTAACTCTACTTCATCTTGAGTATAAAAAAAACCGTTTTTATGTTGATATTTACTCATTATTTTTTCACCACAGGTGGTTTAATTGTGTTAGGTAGTTGTATTCTACGATGTGCTATTCCTCTACTATCTGTTATATCATAAGTACCATCACTATTTACTCCTGTAATAGTTATTTGCCCAGTAATTATATTGCCATCGTTACCTTCTATTTTACCATACGAACCTTGTTCAAGCTTAATATTTAAATTTTTTGTCTTTTTCGGAACATTAGCTCTTTCATAACCATAAATATTAGGCCCATCACCTGCACTACCAGCAATACCTATATTAGCTGCAAGTTGATCTTTAGATACTTCTGTGTATTCATCACTATTTTTAGGCATGTGATAATACTTTCCATCTACGCGTTTATGAGAAGATCCGTCCCAAGCAGAGCTAGTTGGATAATCTTGGTTTGAATTAAGTAGTGCTACTGTACTATCTATATTTATTTTTGGAACATACTGACCGTTAACAAAATAAGTGTCTCTAGTTTGTTGATCATAAGGGCTAACATATTCAGTGCCGTTATATTTCTTTTCAGTTTCCCTAACTATAAAATCTACAAGCTCATTAGTTAACAGCTCGTTTTGATCTATATCCCAAGCATCAGCCATCATATTATCTTGCATTGCTTGTATATCAGCTGCCGACTTGTTTGGATTATTTGCTTTCCACTTTTCAAGAGCTTGATTTACGCTTAAACCACTATACTCGCCTTTCATATCATCTTCACCCAACATTAGTTTATCACCATAATGTTGCATAAAACTTCTACCATCAAACTTAGCATCAAAAGCTAAAGACTTAACAGCTCTATACCCGCCATCAGCATGCAAAGTATCTATAAGATTATTTGCAGCATCTCTAACTTCTGATTCCACATACTGTCCGTTTTTTAATTTTACATTTTTACCAAAATTAAGAATTATATCTCTTGCCATTTTACCTGCTTTTATACCTACAGAAGAAGAATATATTTCAGGTAAATCGCCTAAACCAAGTTTTTTACTACCAAACTTTAAACCATCAAGCGTAAATTCTACTTGAGCATTCATTTCACCACCTTGTATTACCATGTCTGCATAGTAATTTTTTTGTTCAGCATTAGCCTGCTTTGATTGTGTAGTGTGTTCTGTAAAAATTTTAGTTCTATATTCAGCGTACCCAACTAAATCTTGTTTTATTTTTTCGTAACCACTTTTTATTTTATTAATTGTAGCAACAGCATTTCTATACTTTTTAGTAAATGGCGCTGAAAACTTCATAGCTTTAACAGCGTCAGTATATTGTTTTTTAGTAGTTTCAAAAAAATCCATATTTGTTTTTGAATTTCTCATTTCTTCAGGTAATTCTGATACATCTATACCTTCTGGCATTTCAGCAAGTATTTCGTTTGCCATGTTTGTTTTTGTAGCTATTAATGTGCCAATAGCGCTTATACCTTGAAAAAGATTAGTATAATCTACTTTTGGCGGGGCCATTTTACCCGCAGCTGCTACTAAAGTTCTGTCTGCTCCCATAATTTATTTTTTTATCCGGCTAATTTTCCACCAATTATTGATCCAATACCACTACTAACTCCACCTATTATATTACCAATCATTTGCTGTCTTGCTGCTATCGCTTGTTGAGCATTACCAACTTGTTGCATAGACATACCAAGCATTGTTGCTTGTCTATCAGCTTCCATTTGTTGAATATTAGCCATACCTTGTTGTTGTTGTAATCTACCCTTACGTTCCATAGTTTGAAGTCTAGAAGCTTCTTGCGCGGCTGCTTTTCTATTAGCAGCCTCTTGTTGTCCTATTGAAGCGCTAGCTTTTTGTGTTGCTACTTGAGCTTGATTTGCCAATGCTTGTATATTACCAGCATTAAAACTACCTCCTGCTTGCATAGCGCTTAATATATTGGCTTGACTTTGTTGGTTTTGCTGTGCTTCAAACTGTGCTTGTTTTTGATTTATAGTTAAATCTTGCATAGTATTTTCCATGCCTTCAAAAACATTTTTAGCATAAGGATTTACAAACGCTTGGTTTTGATAAGCCTGCATTTGTCTATTATATTCAGTCATAGCGTCATCTAACCTTTGTTGATTTTTTGTCTGTTTTAAAGGCGCTGACTTTTTTCCTGTACTATGTATTATTTGTTTTTTTATTAAACCTATTGCCATATATTATTGTTTATTTATTTATAATTACACTTTTTACGTGTTATTTACTACTTTCTACTACTTCAGAACCAACAGCAAATAGTTCTGCTTTTTTTGTATCATTATTTACAAATTTTATTTCAGCAAAATAACCTGATAAATTAGTTAAATTTACAGAATTAGGTTTTGTAAACATAAAATACGTAATGCTTAAATCTATTACAGGTAGTAAAAGTGCTGTATTGTCTTTTATAAAAATTTTTTTATCTTCTATCTTAACAACTTCACCAAGGCGTTTATAGTTGTTTGATATTTGATAACCACCACTAAGAGCTACACTTGTATAGTGAACAGTATCTCCTATTGCTAGCGAAACGTTTAGTGGTTCTGAAAAAGTTAGTGTTATTTGCATGTTATCCTACTGTTAAAATATTATCTAAAGCTAAAGTTAATGTTATATCGTCTGTACCATATTCTTCTACTGTAACATCAGCAGTTATTGTTGCGTTTCTACTACTACCGGTAAAAGTAACTGTTTGTCCATTTTCAATTGTTTGCGCTGAACTTGCAGTTATATTAACACCAGCACTTACTGCGTCAACATGAGGTGACGAAGCTGTTACACCTATACCTGTCATTAAAACTGTATCAGCAGCTTTTATGCCATTTGTGCTTGTAATAGGTATTGTTGTACTATTATCTACAGCAGCGTCTGTTGTTGTAACTACAGGATCTATTGTTAAAGAAAAATTATCTACTTTAAAACTTGTGTTATTAAAAGGATTACTATTAGCACTTCCTTTACCAGTAAAAGTTAACGTTTGACCACTAGCCCAGCTAGAAGCGTTGCTAATAATAATTGTACCTTCAGTTCCGTCTATAACACTAATAGTATTGTCTTCGTTTACAGAAGTTTTTTTAGGCACTTCATAAACATCTTTTAAATCAGAAGATTTATTGTAATTTTTAAAACCATTTATTACTTGTTTAACTACTGAGTTTGCAGCTATATTGGTTCCAGATACACCCATACGAGGAGAAATACCTGTAATGTCAGTTAATTCAATATACGTATCTTCGCCAGTGCTATCACTACTTGAATTAGTTGTTTTTGTTGTTGTAAACTCAAAGTCTGTTATTATTGGTTGTCTAGCTATTACAAATTGACTCGCGCTTAAACTAACGTCCCAATTTATAGTTTTCGTTACAGCGTTAAAAGTTTGATTTTGCAAAGAACTACTAATACCAGTAAAAGTAACGTTACTAGGTAAACTGTTGTAACTACCACTACTACCAGCTGAAGACAAAGAAAAAGTTATTGTAGTATTTTTGTATTTATATATTTTTGGTAATACTAAAACATTATTATTAGAAATATCTTTAGACAAATCAGTTTCTCCAATAGCTTGTAAAGTTATTATATAATGATCATCATCTGTTATTGCTGGAAATTCAATAAAACCATTATAAACACCTGTTGAATCTAAAGTTTTTATTGGTAAAGTTGCAGGCGTTGCAGCAAACGCTAAAGCCGTTTTTAATGCGCCATTAATATTTTTTTCTTCAGAAAAATTATAATAATGATCGTCTTCATTTATAACAGTCATAGTAAACATAGCACCAGGATCTCCAATAATACTAAATTGTTTTATTGTTTTAGCAGAAGGCATTGCGTCTCTATTTATAATAAATTCTTTTATCTCTTTCATATTTTATCTATATAGGTGATACCCAATTAAGGTCACCTTGATTTTCTGTTATGTGTATTAAACTAACCGGTATTGTATAAAGTAAATTACTATTACTCCAAGGACTAGTACCAGTATAACTTTGCTGTGGAGATGGTGCTGTAAAATCTAATTGAACTCTAACTTTTACTTTGTTTGGAAAATAATCTCTTGCTGGAACTCCAGATATTGGATTATATTCTTCCATAGCAGATATTCCAGAAACTTCTGGCGGTAAAGCACCGTTTTGTGAAAAGTCAACAGTTTGTGACGGTTGTAAACCTGTTATGTCTGGTCCATTAATCCAGCTTGATAATGCTATTGGACCTGGTAATATAGCTGGGTCTTCATAGTCAGGAGTTAACCAACCAGTAGAACCAAAACTAATTCTTAAACTTGCCGCTGTTAAATTATTTTTTGTATTACCCCAACCAGAATACATACGTTGTATATAATCAGCATAAGTAAAAGCACCAAAACTACCTGTAGGATCTGGTAAATTAAACTGAGCACTTGGGCCACCTGGTCCTGGAAAATCATATATTACTGGGCCTCCACCAGATTGATCTACATAAGGGTAAACATAGATTTCAACAAGCTCGTTAATATGATCACCGGGGTTATACATGTTAGTAAGTGTAACTGACTCTGTTAAATTACCATTATTAAAACGTAAATTTTGATCAACTGCGTGTGTTAAATCCCAGTCTACTGTTGTATATAAAAAAGTTTGGTTTTGAGGATATGGAACTGTAAAACTATAAATTGTACCATTAGTATAGGGACCTGGAAGACTACCTTGAATATAACCACTAGAAAGGCTAAAATCTAACTGCACTTGATAACTGCTTTGGTTCAAATAAGAACAACTACCATCATCAACAACTGCGTTTGCGTTATAATTCAATGCGCCTGGATCAGTACAACCTGAAACCGGAGGTACTTCGTCAAGATCAAAAAGTAAATCAAGAACAGTTGGTGCTTGAAAATTTAAAATATTAGCGTTATATTTTATAAACGAAAAACATTTTAAATATTTAGGATATACATTATTTGTTATTGGAGCGTGGTTAATAGCATCCCATTGAGTCCATAAATAAGTTGTAGGAATATCTGGCCAAACTCCTGATAAAAAATTATTAGTTGGATGCAAATTGTCATTAACTAAATTTCCATTATCATCTTCATAAACCTCTACCATAATAGTATATTCAGACCAAATACCTTCATTAGTTGGACTACCAATTCCAGGATTTGGAAAATTACCTGGAGGGTGTATAAATTCAACTACTTGGCACGCTTGATTAATAGAATAATTTGGCGCAAATGGACCACTACCAGTAGTAGGGCATGAAGTACCAGCGCACCATTGCCACCCTTGTGTGATCATAGGTAAAGGTGTTTGTGTAGGTGTTAAATCATGTGGCGTTACTGGCGGTGTGCATTCGTCAGCTGTAGGCTGAATGTTAGGGTTTGGCCCAGTGTAACCACCACTCATATTACCAGGTCTCCACACTGCCCAAGGCATTTGATTCCAATAATAAGTACCACCACCATTACCTTTAAGTCTCATATTAGCAGCTATTAAAGGATAGCCAATAGTTGTTGGTGTAATTTTCCACTCGATAAACTCTTCTCCATTAGCAGCTATTTGTAAAAAAGAAGGGACAGGTGGTGGTTGTGATAGTAAACCACGTATATCTGGACTTTCTATAATTTCTACTTCGTAGTTGTTGTTTGGATTATTAGTTACTGGCATATTTAATTTATTTAATCGTCGTCGTTATTATCTCTAAAGCTAAAAGGAGTTGTTGGATTATATGTACAACTACCATCATCTTGTGTAGCTAGTGGATCATAGTTATTAGCTAAAGGATCAGTACATCCAAGCACAGGAGGATATACACAGCTACCATCGTCTTGTGTTGCTAATGGATCATAATTTGTAGCCAAAGGGTCAGTACAACCTTGCACTGGTTGATTAATGTAAGTACAAGTACCATCATCAACAGTAGCAAGAGGATCAAAGTTTATAGCCTGAGGATCTGTGCAACCTGGTATCATTTGGTATAAACATGATCCATCGTCAGTGTTTGCCCCTGCAAAATAATTTATTGCACTAGGATCAGTACATCCGTAAACAATTGGAATACATGAGCCATCATCCACTGTAGCAAGAGGATTATAATTAGTTGAAACAGGATTTGTACAACCATAAACAGTTTGTGGAGGAGTATACTCACAAGTACCATCGTCAAATGTTGCGGTATCGTCATAGTTTGTAGCTAGAGGGTCCATACAACCACCTATATGTGTTGCGCTAGGAGCTGGTGTAAAAGTACAAGATCCATTATCTATTGTAGCTAGTGGATTATAATTTGTTGCAGCGGGATTTGTACAACCCATAACAGCTGGAAATAATGCAGGGTTTACAATAATATCTTCAGCTTTTCCAAGACCTTGAAAAGAAAACTCATCTGTTTTTCTATCATTTTCATTGCCTTTTATATTATTAAACCATTTACCTTCTTTTTCTATAAATTCTGAAACGCTTCCACGTTGTTCGTTTGGAGTTCCTTTGTCTGTTAAAACTAAATCAGCATACCAACCATCTAAATCTTGTAAGTTATAATAGCCAGTTTCAACTCTTGAAACTTCTTGGTTTACTTTTGATTGTGAGCCTTCATATTTAACTGTTTTAAAAGTTTTTATTATACTAGGATTTTCGTTTAACAACAAGTCAATTGAAGAAGAATAATAATCACCATAAAAAGTATTTCTATTTACAGTCTTGTTGTGATGTTGGTGTGGAATACCATTTTTAAAAGTATAATAACTACCACTTAAACTTAAGCCTTGCTCGGGAACAAAAGATTTAAAACTTGGCCAGCCTTTCACATTTTCTTTATATGAAATTGTAGTATTTGAAAAAGGCATTGTTATATTATATTGATCTTTTTTAACATCATAACTACCAATAAAAATAGTTTCTGTTTTAAAAGCATCTTTAAAATAATCTGACATACCATACTCTGATATTGGCGTTAAACCATCCATCGATAATCTAAGTACAGCGCCTCTTTGTTTGTCTGTAAAATAAGCTCTATAATTGTCTTTAGCAAAAGATTCTGGATTTTTTGATATACCGTAATCACCAGAAAAAGGATTTGCATTACCTAAAACATTTGTAGTAGCTACAACATTAGCACTACCATCAGCATTAAATAAAGTGTCTTTATTTGCTAAAATTGCTATAACTCTATCTTCACAAAAAGCAATTAAATCACTTTCTCTTTGAAAAAGTTTTTGTATACTGCCATAAGTAGGATTTAAATCTTTTGTTATATTTTCAGATAAAATAAATTGATTTAAATCATTAATACCAGTATTGCTATTATATATTCCAGAAAATATTAAACCACTTTTTCTTTTCTCTCTTTCATAAGTAAAATCTACTGTAGAACTAACTTTAACACCCTTGTCTAATGTTACCGCATTAAAATCATCTCTTATTCTGTTTGATTCAACTCCATTTTTAAATGAAAAACAATTAAACCAAGAAAGTGCAAATGGATTTCTAGCAACACCTGGTCGTATATAAAATTGATTTAAAGATATTGCGCCTGAGCTTTGGGCAGTTCCTGTTAGTGTAATATCAACATAGGCTGTTGTATAACTATCGTCAGGTCTTGTAAAATAAAGAGGCGCTTCAGTTGTATGTGTTCCAAAAGCAGGAACTCCTTGTATATATATTAAATGATTTAAACTTATTCCGTGCACACATGTTACTAAAGCACCGTCTATATTTGTAACGTAGTCTGTAATGTTTGCTGGTGCTGGAGGTGGTTGGTTTGTTGCTACAACATCTGGACGACCAGGACATGTTATAACACTTCCTAAAGGTATAAAGGTTTCAGCGTTTTGTTTATTAATATTTAGCGGTAAAGCTTCTGTTGCTTCGTAATAAAAATCTAAATCAGCTGTTTCTTTAGGCTCAGTTTCAAATATAGCTGGATTATCACTTAAAACATCTGGATCATCATCAGGTATTTTTGTGTCTAAAAACTGTATTGCAATTGGAGTATCTGTATCTGCAGCGTCAAGTATAGCTGTAGGTGTACCACTAACATCAACTAAAATACTACTAGGATCTTGATTACCTAAATTTATTCTATAAGTTAATCTTCTATTAGAAGGATTGCAAAACTTTTGAAGATTAGTTTTAAAACTAAATAAGTCATTTTGCCAAGCATCATAAGCATTATTGTGATTAGCAATCCAGCCTACTTGAAAATCAACTGCATTTGTAAGTATATGCCTAGGGCTTATAACATTATATCTTTTTACTTTTTCAACACTTTTTATTTGAAATTTAGTGTCTGATTGATCTCCTTTAAACTTAAATATTTCGTTTTCTGATATTTTACTAACTAGTTCTAGTAGTTTAGTATTATATATATCATTAAACTGATTGTGATCATTATTTACAACTTCCCAGTTTGAGGCTTGATTAAATAGCCAAATGTGAAACTGTAACCCACCACTAACTATATCAATAGGAATATCACTAGTTGATATATCTAAACCAACTCCAGAAAAAGATAATTCTAAATACCAATTACCGTTTTCTTCATATATACCTTTTCCATAAGCAGTTGTAGCACCAAGTGTTGATTCAACGTTGTCATAGTCAAGCCAACCATGAGATTGTGGGGCATCAGGATCATTAACAAAAACGCTAGGCTCTTGAGCAGAATTAAAAGTATGGTTTGGATTCATCGTATCACTATTATCATCTTCGTCATTACCTTCAATAGAGCCTTGTGTATGTACACCGGCGTAAAACGCTCTATCTATAAAAAACCCACCATGAGTTCCTGGTGTGCCATCATGTATTTTGTCTAAAAAGCTACCTGAAGTATTAGATCCAAATGTTAATAATGACTGCCACTCGTCGTAAGAGTCTGTTGTACCAAAAGTAGGGGCATTTGAACCACCAAGACTATAATGAAGATGATTAACACTATTTGAAGAAGTGTTAGAAGTTGTTGTGTTTCCAGAACCAGGGTGTCCTATATCATCGCAAAAATGAAAAGTGTGTAATGTTTTAGTAACTTCGTAATCTACAGCTGTATTTAAAGCTGAAATAATCTCTGTTTGTGCTACAGTATCAGCGTTTATTTTTACAAAAAACACACCTTTAAATTCTGGTAAACTTTTAACAATACCTTCGTAAAACACAACTTTCATTGTAGATCTTATGTTTAATGTACCAACAGAAGCATCGTCAGTTGTTGGGTAATTAACATATAAAAAGCTAGCGTCACTACCGTCAATAGTATCTTTTAAAGTAATACTAAAAACACCGCTATTTTCAACAACAGAAGCTATTTCATATCTATTACTATAATTATCATCACCACTTGCAACGTCGTTAAAAAATTGTACATATAAATTTCCTTGTAATTCTGTTAAACTAGGAGCGTTAGAAGTGTTATATGTAGTTTCATCTATATCAAAAAACCTAGAACCCTCTGTTGGAGCCGCTGCGCCAAAAAGAGTGTCAGCATCAGTTGGCGCAACAGTACCAGTACCACAACTTAAACTAACAACAGGACTAATTCTTTCTCTTACATAATCAGGTGCTTCATTTTCAATAGCTAAAACTTTATATTTTGCTTCTTCTGTTACTAAAGAATCTGAATCTGATGATTTTTTTAATATTAAAAATGTATCTTCGTCAATTTTATTTCTTTCTGAAGAAGGAAAAGCTAACCATATATCACCGTCAGAAGCCCTATACACTCTACTTAAAGCAACATTATAATATTCTGTTGAAGTTTCTTTTACATATATTTTAAAAGAGTCAGCCCAAGAAGGAGGAGATGTTATTATTCTACCATTAATTTTACTTTTATAAGCAGCGTGTTTTTTAGGTACTTTAAATTGAGAATCATTAGAAGTAAATATAGGTGTTTGTCTTCCATATTTATCTAAGTAAGAAACTCCTAATTGATAGTCTCTCATAGATTTTAAAGACTTATTTCCTTCCCTAACATTAATACTAGTTTTTATTGGCTGCACGGAGCTAGTATAGTTACCGATATAATCGTAATTATAAGTAATATTATTAATATATCTACTTGAATAACCTGCTCTTAAAACAGGTTTTGTGCTTATATCGTAATTCTGCTCATAGTTACCGTAAACAATTCTACTACCAGTGACTTCTTGAGCAAGAGCTGTAATAGGCACCGAGTCGTAATGCCTTGTTAATTGGTTTGCTGGAACAGCAGTATATATTAAATCTGCAGTTACTTCGTATAAATTTGCTACCCAATTATTAACTTGTATTCTGTCAGAAAGCAATAATCCAAGAGTTATATTTTCGTAGTCATAAAATTTTATTTTATCAACAATATATACTGTAGGAGAATTATCTTCAGTGTAAAGTATATCTACCTGCACAACGTCATTAGGTATATTGGAAGGTATAATATTTCTTAATTTTACAGAAATTAAATTATTTTCCATTGCTTTGTTATAAGCTTTTTTAGGACTATAATCAAATTCACCAGATTTAAAAACTGTGTCTGTAAAAGGAGAAAAAGCAGAATACTCACCACTATTATATCTATACCTATAACCAAATCTAATAAATTTACGAGGAAATATTTTAGAATCAACTTGTTTTAAACAGTTAAAAGTACTAATAACTCCTGGTGTTGATGAGGATTTAGATAAAACTCTACACTCATAAGTATTGATTGCACTAGAGGCAGAAACATTTTGTGTTATCAAAAGTCTAACTTGATAGTTTTCATCAACATTACCAGCTGAAGCGGTGTCAAGAAGTTTAATAGTATCTCCTTCTGAATAAGAAGTATTTGTTGGTAGGAAGTTGTCAAATTGAATTGTAACAGTATCTTGTTCTTCAATATTTGCAAAATCAAACTCAGTAATAGCTGTTGTGCTAATTGCAAAAACAGGATCAACAATAAGTTTAGTTGTAGGATTTGGTTTTATGACAGTAATATTTTCTTTTTTAAAAGGTATGTTACTATTATAATTTATACCTCTTTTTGGAATCATTAATCTAGTGTCATAATGACCACCTTGGTTTGTGCCTAGTATACACTGTTGTGTGTCTATTTTTTTAGGTTCGTTTAAACCATCAGTCCAAAATAAATAATCATCTATTATATTTATTCCAGTTATTAAATTATTACTAAATTCTAAAACATCATTTGTAGTGTCTACAAAAACAAAACCAATTTGACCTAAACCATCAGACACATATTTTAATATTACACTTTTTGTACTACTGTATACAAACCAATAAAAACAATTATTTTTTTCATCTGCTACAGCGCCTATACATTTAGCAGTTGGATCTATTTGATTTCCATTATCAGTTGATATACTTGCGTCTGGTCCACCAGGACCGTAAAAAGGAACATAACTAAAAACGTTTAAATTACCTAATATATTTTGCACTGTTCCAACATCAGATCCTTCTGAAGTTGAAACTTGTATGTTTAATCCATCTCTATATTGACCATTAGGTACTAATCTCTCATCAAGGTCTTTATTCATCTTACCTTGAGTAAAAGTGTTTTTAATCTCCGGCATATACTAGTGTTTTATGTGCTTAGACTTACCTCTAAGTATTTGAGTTAATTCTTCTAGTTTTAAATTTGATAATCTTAGTTTTGCTAATCTTACTGCAGCAAACATTTCTTTTTTAAATCTTTTAACTACATATTCTTGCACGTTAGCTCGTGTAGATAAAATTGCGTATGCTATACACATATACATTGCTTTTTCAGCAAACTTATGTAATTTCATTTCTTTTTCTGTACCAAGACTATCGCTTATATAGTCTAATACAATTGTTTTACCATTTATAGCAGATGAAAAATGAATTAATCCAGTATTACTATCTATATAATATGAACCATTATCTTGTGCATATTGTGGATCAATACCATATCTTCTACCTTCAGCATAAAATCTTGTGTCATCTTCATAATCGTCTTCAATTGTAGATGGCGTGTGGCTTTTGTATTTTTCCCAAGTGTTTGACTCAGTATTTAAATCTACAACAATAACTTGTGTATTTGCTTGCATAGTAGTTTCTGGTCTACCGGCAGTATTTGTAGGTACATCTAATAATAAATCCGCTTCGTATTCTGGATTTGTTATAGTTATTGAAGTACCTCTATAATTACCAGTTGTAGTTTCAAACACAGAAGCTACTGTAGTGTTGTCAGGTATACCAGGCCCAAAAACAGCTTGACCAACTGCAATGTCTGGATAATCGCCATGAAAAAGTATTTGCATATCAAATGCACTATTCGGATTGTTTGTGTAAAAAAGATAATTAGTATTGTTATTACCGTTACCAGGATTTACTCTAGTATCTCCTGTAACATTTACTCTAGTTTCTACAGGATATTGGCGAAGTGGAGTTTTAGATACAAAATTATTATTAAAACTAAGTTGATTACCAAAAGAGTCATATGATCTTGTTATACCATACTCTACATATTTATCTTTTAAAGGATGTCCTACTATATTGTTTTTCCAAGTATTAGTTTCAAATTTTAAAGTACCATCTGCATTCTGTTGGTATGCTATTGGATTTGATGTTTTTGATAAAGGTTGTAATCTTCTTTTAATACCAGACTCGTCAACAAAAGATATTGCAGTATAATGAATATAATCTTGTGGTAACGGTAAAACAAGTGAAGGTGGTACTTCAAGCTCATGAGATTTTGTAGACTTTAAAGTATCAAAACTTAATTCTGCTAATGATCTTTGCGCGTGAAACGCTACATCTGTTCTTTTTATTTTACTTATTAATTTGTCTTCACCAACATAAGCAACTAAAAATGAATTTATAATATCTTCAAGAGATACAAATTGGTAATTACCATAGTCAGCCGTGCCAGTTTGTTGAACACCATCTTCACCTTCGTAATATATTTTTGAGTCTAAACCTAAATCAATAAGTTGACCAGCCCCACCTAATGGTGGATTATTTTGTGAAACTCCGTCTAGTAATCCCATATGTTATGCTTTTTCTTGTTGAATATTTTTATTATCTTCTGCGGTTGCCATTTGGTAAATAAAAGGATCTTTGATAGTTATGCCAGCTAAAGCTAATATTTTTATAACTAAATTATTTTCTTCTGAAGGATGCAACTCAAAGTTTGTTGAAGTGCTAGGCTCATAAAGAGCGTGATCACCAACAATAACATAACCCCAATTTGGAGTTACAGGTCTTTTGGTATAATGTAAATATAGTTTTCTTCTTATATTAGGATAAACTCTAAAACCTTCTAAAGAATCAGTATAAACACCTCTTTTTATAGTTGGTTTTGCTAACCTAGATAATTCAATATTTAAATATTCTTTTTGTGTAACTTGCTCTACTTCACCGTATATTGTTTGTACAGAGCCAATTCTATATAAGTCTTCAGGTTTTTTATAATAAGGATTTACAAATGTAGTTAACTGTGTTATTTTTTGAAAAAGAGACTTTTTTTCTTCAAGCAAGTTTAGCATATCAGAATAATCAGTGTCATTACCAGGAATCCTACCAAATTGATTTGTATCATAAAAATATTGCTCAAATATATCCATCTGAGCATGATCAGCAAATAAATTAAACTCTTGTGGAGTTATATAACCTCTTTGCTCTTTGTTAACTATTGCTAACACTTTTTGATACACATTGTCTATTTTTACCATATTTCTTTATTGTAGTTTGCGATCGCCCCGTAGAGCGACCGCTCCTACAGTTTGATTAATTTAATCGTTTTTCTATACTTGAGTATATTTCCATACCTTCATCAGTTTTAAACCAATGTGCTAAGGCAGTATATGGATGCTCGTCAAACGGAACATTCATTAGTTTTCTATTGTTAGAAGCCCAACTAAAAGTTCTTTGATCTTGAGATAATTTTAATATACCTAATTCAGTTGCTTTAATACCAAAATTTCTAAGTTGAACATTATCGTCAGTAGCTAATTCTAAGAACAACATAGGGTTTTTCTTAGCAAATACTAATAAATCACGTTTAAGCTCTTTAGAACTCATTTTAGATACTCCAGAACCTTGCTCTACACGTAATATAGCTTCAGCCATGTCTATATCCATTTCTCTTGCCGCCATTAATGCATCAACTTCTAGTTCTAAAATTTCTGTTTCATTAGCTGCTGCTTCTACTGGTTTCCACTCATAATAAGCAACATCTTTTAATGGGTGATATAAAGAAAGAAGTTTTTGTAAAACAGTTTTTTCTCTAGTAACATGAAGAGCACCATTTCTAAAAATAATATGTGCTAATCTTTGATCACCTTTCATTTCGTCTACAAAAGGAGTTTTTTGATTTTCACAATACTTTAACTCTCTTTCGTAACCTTTTTCTTCATCAAACCAATATATATTAGCAGATCTAATCATTGAAGACAAAGGTCTTTTATCACCTTTTAAATAATAAACTCTATCTTTAATTTCCCAGCCATCATTTGCTTTTTGATTAATTGGTTCTTTTCTTTGTGGTTTTGTTGTTTCAACAACTGGTGTTTCAACAGCAGGTACCTCTACCTCTTGTGTTTTTTGTTTTTTTGCCATAATATAATATATAATAAAATTAATAAAAAATAAAAAGGAAGGCGGAGAACGTTTACATGTATGCCGCCCTCCTTTTTAAAATAATAAGTGCTTATTTCATTAACATGAAATTGTTAGCACCTTGAGTAATTAAACATCTTTCTGATAAAAAGTGTAATTGCATTGCATCAAGCGCAGATGTAGCAGCGCCAACAGAACCAGTAACCCAAGTTTTTAATCTTCTGTCATCAGTTTGTGAAGCTCTATATCTAACGTGTAAGAAAGGTCTCTTCATGCTTTGTCCAACAGTTTGATCATAAACTGAAGAAGTACCAGCAGGAACCATAACCCCTCTAATAGCAGCAGATCCAGCAGCAGCGTTAATACCACCTCTTGTAGCTAAATCATTTAAGTATCTGAAATCAGACTTGTAGAAGTCATAAGAACCTCTTCTGAAACCAGTGAAACCTAAATTTAATGCCATGTCTTCAGAGTTGTTGAATACACCGTATGATGTACCACCAGCTCCATAAGAATTCATTGAAGCTAACATGTCATCAATAGCTAAGCTAGTTGATCTGTTAACAAACATCATGTATTCTTCAATAGCACCTTGCTTATCAAATTCAGCTAAAATTGCATCAAACTCAGCTAAGTCAGTAGCAGCGTTAACACCAGTTACACCAGAAGTTGTATTACCTCTATCAGCGATAGCATCAAATAAACCTTGAGTACCAACACCCGCGTCGCTAGAAGCTCCTAATCTTGAATCAACAACAGTTGAATTAGATCCTCTAACGCTTTCAAGCATTGCCATTTCTAAGTAATCAGTAAAACGAGCTCTTGTATCTGCTTCAGCTTTCAAGTACCATAGGTAACCTGATTGTCCGTTTTCAGCAGAGATTTCAACCCAACCAATTTTAGAAGCGTCAGAACCTGATACTTCGTAGTAATCTTTTAAAATAATTGGTTTATTAGTGAAAGTTTTAAATGTTGGCTCGTTAGCCGGAGTACGTGAATCTGCAGTAGTCATAGGGTTAGCAGTTGCACTTTGTGCACTATAAGCTACACCTTTTCTAAATTCAGATCCAACAACTAATAGAGTTGAAGCTCCAGATCCAGTAGCATGTCCAGTTAAATCACCTTTATCGTAAGGTGTAACTTGAATAACAGCTGTATCAGCATCTGTAACTAAACATTGTGTAACGATACCAGCACTTGCAATAAGTACAATATCGTTTGTTCTAACACCGTGATCAGCTAATGTGAAAGCTGGAGACGATGAAGCGTTGTTTCCATCAATATCACTTGTAACTTCAAAAGTTCCAGTTGTAGAACCTGCTACAACAACTGTACCTTTTACAGAAATGTGTAATCTTGATTGTTCAGACCATACCACTTGATCAGCGGTCATAGCCTCTTCAGCACCTACTTGGTTTAAGAAACCTGAAATAGTTCTCGGTCCGAAAACTTCAGCTTCTTTTTCCATTAGGTCTGGTACATATTGTTGACCCCATCCAGCGTTATCAGCTGATGAAAGGTCTAGATAATTTGTATTAAGTGTTTGCTTTTGTGGAGCTGGCACAGTATTCAAATTATCACCTCCTGTAATTGCCATAATTTTGTTTTTTTAAATTAGTTATTTATTTTTAATTTTAAACTTAAAAGTTGGAGAAGTGTCATCGTTAAGTACTCTTACTTTAACTCCGCTAGTATTATCGTTTGAAAATGATTGCCTTGGGTCCATATTTATATTTTTTGCCTTAGCAACACTTTCTTTTATAGCATCAGCTTTGCCTTGTTCGTAAAAATGCTTAGCAATAGCGTCGGGATTCATTGCTGTATATAGAGACTTATGATAACCTTTAGCATCTGACATTTCATTATTTTCATTCAAGAACTTCTTGACAAAATTATTAATATCGCTTTGTGTTTCTTTTATCTCACCAGCGTTGTTCACATTAAACCTATATTTTTTATCTCCGACGTTATATTCAAAACCTTTGAATTTATCGTTAAAAACTTGTTGAGTTTTTAATTTAAAAGTATTAGTTTGTTTGTCCGCTATTTTTTTATTCTCTTCGCTTTCTTTGTTATACCTATTAAAAAAATTCATAGCTTTTTGTTGTTCAGGCGTTAACCTAGAACCAGCTTTAATTTCTTCATAGTATTTAGACTTTTGCCCGTCTAAGTGGCTTTTAGCGTTGGCAACTTGCTCTTTTAACGCTATCTTTTTCTTTTTAATCTCTCTTTCATCATCTTCTTCTGCGTCATATGAAAATGAGTCTTCCATTAAAAAACTAATTTCATCATCTGTTAAGTGAGATTTTGTTTGTTTATAGTATTCCCTAAGAACTGTCATGTCGTCGTAACTAGAATAATCTTGATTAAGACGCACATAATCTTCTAAAGTACCACCAGTTTCTTCCATAAAATCTACAACTTTTTGTAAATTTTCAGGTATTGCTTGTCCAGTTTCTTGAGCTTGCTCTATAGCTTCTTCAACTTCTTCAGTTAATTCTTCTGTTTGCTCTTTTACTTCTTCTTCAGTAATTTCTTCTAATACTGGGGTTTCTTGTGTTTCAGCTTTCGGTTGTACTTCTTCTTGTTTTTCTGTGGTGTTGGCATCTTCAACGAGCTCAACCACTCTGTCGTTGTCAGTGTTATCTTCTGCAACTTTTTCTGTATTTTCATTTTCTTTTGGTTTTTGTGGTTTACTTAAATCTACTTTGATAACATTGTCATCTTCGTTTATTTGTTTTTTAAGACTAACTTTTGTTACGCTGTCTTTAGCAGCCTTTTCGACTACTTCTTCTGTTTTCTTTTTTGCCATAATATAATATAATAATAATTAATAATTGTTATCTAGGATCAAAGACGCCTAAATCAAATCCACCTCCTAATATATCATTACCTGCGGACTCAAAGTTTTTAGGTTGTTTTTTATTATTTCTTTGATCAATAAGCTCACTTTGTTGTGTGGCTTGTATTCTAGTTCTTTCGTCTTTACGATCTTCTTTTTCTTTTTCTTTTGACTTTTGACCTTCAACTTCCATACTTTTTAATTGCATGTTCATTTGAAACTCTAGCTCCATTAGTTGTTTTTTAAACTCAACTTCTTGAGCTTGTTTTTGGGCTTCTAACTGAGCTTTTATTTGTTCAAGTTGCGCTTCTGCTTGTGCTTTAGCCATTTCTTTTTGAACTTCTAATTCAGCAGCAGCTTGTTGTGTTTGCATGTTGGTCTGTGCTTGCATCTGCATATTTTGCTGTTGTATCATTTGATCTTTTTGTAACTTCTTTTCTCTTCTTAATTTTAACAATTGATTTGCTAATTTTACACTTTTAATTTCTCTAAGATCAATTGCATCTGCAAGTTCTATTATTTGTTGTTGTAATGCCATTTGTATATTGTTTTCAAGCATTGCCTTTTCTTCTTCATCAGGCATTAGTTCTATAAATATACCAAAGTCATATAAATGCAAGTTTTGCATTTCTTCTAAAGTTGCAACATTATGTACTCCTATAGCTTGTATAAACGCATCTTTTGTTGGTGAGTACTCTATAATATCTGATATTCTAAGTGACAGACACTCTGCAACTTCTTGTGTTAAAAATAAACCTGCTTGTAATATGTGTCTTGTAGCTGTATTGCTATTTGCTGCTGCCATTTTTTGTATACCAACTAAAGCGTTTTTATCTGGCGTACTACCATCTCTAGCTTCGTTAAGACCAGTTACATCTCTTATCATTTGTAAATAATAATTGTAATTACCTATTAACGCTTGCATTTTATTACCACCGCTACCACTTGTTATTTCTTGTATAGGTACTTTACCAGGATTCATATCACCTTCGCTTGTAAATGATCTACCAATAACAGAACCTGTTTGGAAAAACATATTTAAAGCCTCTTGTGGACTATAGTTTGTTCCATTACCTAAATCTATTTCTGCAAGACCATCAGCATCTAAATAAACACCATCTGGAACCATACGTGATAATACTTGTTGTAGTTTTAAATGCGTGAGTTGTATCATATCTGCAAAACCAGTAATACGCTGCACTAAAGACTCAATACGCCCTTTATACATACGTGGAGCAACTATAGCATAATTCATTTTTACTTTAGTAAAATCACTTTTTGGCCTCATCATATTTTTAGCCATTTCCCATTTAAGTAATTTATCAGTACCTAATATTAAAGCACCATCATATAAACACTCTATAGACCTATGTAATTTACCAAAGTTATTATCTTGTGGTGGATTAAATGTATCGTCTTTTGGTAATATTTTATCTGCACCAGTACCAGTTTCTTTTACTTTATAAACTTCGTTCATATATGTTTTATAATTAAAATATAAAACTTGAACTTTGTTAGTGTCGTGCTCGCTATAATTGTAACCTTGGTTATAATTTGTTTTATGATAGTTTTTATCTTTAACAATACTTTCTAATTCTTCTTGTGTTAAATGTGGAAATTGTTTTACTAATTCATTGACAGGTATGCTTTTAACTTCACCAGCATAATATATATCATCAAAATAAGGTGATTCAGTGTACGAATAAACTAAATCAGTTGGATCAACATAATCAACAACTACACCTTCTGAAGTATTAAAAGAAGTTTTAACAGCACCAATACCTAAAACTGTAAGATCATAGTAAAATTGTTTTTTTATTAACTCATATTTACTACCTTCTAAAAGAGTGTTTATAGCTTGTTCTTCTGCTACTTCTACAGCTTGTTTATAACTAAGTTGCATATGCAGTTGTAATTCTTCTTCGCTATCAGGTAAAACTTCTGCTTTACTTTCAGTAAGATCTATACCAAAAGCTTCTTCAGCAAATTCGTTTAATTCTTTAGCTCTCATGTCAGCTAATATACCTTCCATGTATTCTGTTCTTTTGCTAACACCAAATGGATCTTGTGAATATGCTTTTATATCATAAGTACGTTCAGCTATACCGTTTACAACTATGTCAACAAATTTAGGTATAATAGGCACTGGTTTCCAGTCTAAATTAAGATAGGACAAATCACCATTAATAGATAACTCGTCCTTATACTTTTGTATTGATTGCTCGCCTCTAGCATATAATCTTAAATTGTGATAATTATTATGGTTAGTTTGGTATCTATTACTACCTCTTTCAGTATGAAACCACTCAGCTTCAATAGCCTTTGCTACTTTCAAACCATAATCATAGCTCATTTTTTCCAGATCACTTACAACTTGAGAAGGAAAATAACTTTTTACAATCATATTTATTTTTTAATTAATTTTGACATACTGCCTTTGTTTTCATATTTAGCAATACTTATATTTAGTTTAGGTTTTTCTACCTTTGCATTTGGAGCGTATAAATGTCTATTGTTAGCCATAATAGCTAAACCAGAGCTTATAGACGCGTCATGCTTTGTTCTTTTATTTATATCAAATTTAGCCCAGTCGTTTAAAAGTTCATTAAAATAACAATTACCAAACTGGCCTTCTGAATTCATACCTACATGACCTTGTATGTACATTTCAATAGCAGCTGCGTGAGCTTGCTTTATGTCTTCACTTGAATTTGGTATACCACCTATTTCTTTTTCAGCTGTAGATAATTTATTCCATATTTTATCTGGCCTATTCATACTAAAGCCTCTATAACCTCTACGTCTTAAATAATATAATAAACGAGGTTTATTGTTCTCTGCAAGTAAAGGCATACCGTAAAATACTAATGCCATTAATACATCTTCAAAAAATATTTCTGCAGTTTGTGGTCTAGCTAAATATTCTAAAAAAAACTGATTAGCCGGCGCATCTTCCATACTAAACTTAGTTAAACCGTGCAAAGCGCCTTTAGAACCTACACCATCTACAGTTCCTGATATATCATATGAGTCACAGCCAAAACCTCCCATGTGCTCATTACCAGGCCATTTAATACCATTTTTAATTACAACTTTATTTTGCAAGTGTTGTGGTGGTACCCAACTTATTTTAAATCTACCTTTTGGATCTGGGTAAAATATAACGTTAGTATCTTTTACACCATTAACCCATTGAAAATTACCTTTTGTAATACCTAAAGTTCTAGACATTTCTTCATTGTAATCTATTTGTTCGTATATCTTGACTAAGTTAAATATACTATTTTTTGTTTCATCTCTAAACGCGTGCTCTGTAGTTCTTGGAAACTGTCTGTAAAACTCGTTTAATGCGTCTTGATCACCTTTTAAACCATCAGCTTCATTTTGCCAATTGTCTATTACACCTACGTCTATTAACTCTCCATGGGGGTCAAAGACTTCATCACTCGGAGTATTGAAGACTGGGCTTCCGTGCTCGTCAATAAATCCTTCGTAGTTCCACTCCATTGGGATAAAAAGAGAATATAAACCAGACGCTGTCTGTCCATTTCTGTTTCGTTTAGTAACGTCGGATGCGTTGTATAATTTTTTGAAGTTTTCTCCACCTTTGTCTAATGAATTTGATGTTGAGCCCATCATACATTTACCTATAATTCTACTACCTAATCGTAAACATGTTTTTGTAACTCTCCAGTTGTTTAATATGTTATCGGGTCTTTCCCACTTACCACTTTCATCGTGTACTAATAATTGTAGCTTTTCTCCATCATAACTGTTATCACCTGTATTTTTCCAATCAATAGTAGTATCAAGTCCAACCAAGTCTTCCTGCTTTTCATTAGCAGTAATTTTTTTACGCGTGAACTTACTTGCAGGAACTCTATAAGCAAGCTCAGACTTAGGTCTGTCCATACCGTCTTGAATCGGTTTAAAAAAGAACGGGTAGTTAACTGATATTGGCACAACTTTGTCTGTAAACATTTTTTTAGCATCTGCACCTGTTTTAGATAATATACCAAATCTACTATCACTTGCTAATGTAGCTTGGTTAACTGTTTCTGCTGAAGACATAAAAGAAAAACCAGATCGTCTGTTTTTAAGGTAACACATGCCGTAACATCTTTTATCTGCTTTACAAGCTTCCCAGAATATATAAAACAATCTGTTTGCTTCTCTAAAGTCTGGCGCGCCTACATCTATTTTGCTCCATTGCAAGTACATATAATGCGTGCCTGTTATATATGTTGGTGTGCCTTTGTTGTTAAACCAGAAACCTTCTTCTCTTCTTTTAAACTCTTCGTCTATGTAATCGTACCACTGTGCTTTATTTTCTTCAGGGTACGCTCTCCAGTCAAATATATTTTTAAGTCTACTTAGTTCTTTTGGATATTCAAATTGTTGCCACTTTTTTACTTTGTTGCTATACACTCGCACTGGTTCCAGCGGCAAAGCAATTTGCAACCCTTGGATTTCAACAATCTTCCCAATTTTACCAGTTTTTGATATGACAACGATATTGTTTTCTTTATTATATCCATATTCCCATTTATTTTTTTTATTAAGCCTTTTAATTGTATTAATCTTAACTGGCTCAACTATTGTGACTAAGTTTTGTTCGTACATTATTTTGACCTACCTTCAGCAAATCCTTTAAATACTTTTGTTTTATCTTCAGGCTCTTTACCTTCTAATAAATTTTCTTCTTCTTGGATTCTATTTAATATTTCAAACGCATCAAATATAGCTAGCTTTTTTGTAGCTGCAGCGTTTTTTAATCTATCAGCTGATATATCATCGTCTGAATCTACAATAGGTTCTTTAGCAACTTTGATTAATTCATCAACTGCCCTTTGCCCAGCCTGGATTATATTCTTCTTCGTCTCCTTGATATTCATATTTAATTGTAATAAATTTTGATAGTAGTCTGTATAGTTTTTGACCATCTACAATAAACTCATATTCTGAGCTTGGTCTAAATCCTATTAAATCACCTTCATTAACAGTACCATCTGTATATTTAACAATACCTACTAAAGGTTGTTCTTTGTCAGTATTTAATTTATCTGTAGATTTTATTGGTGCTGCAAAACAATAACCTTTCATAGCTTGCCATTTTCTACTATGATAACTAAATATAGCTTTTGGCTTGTGTAAAAATATTTGATCTGGCTGTACTAAATAATTTTCTTCATCAATATAAGCTTTACTGTTTTTTTCTATACCGTGTTGGTTATGCCATCTTCTAAAAACATTATGATGTACAATTACAGTATCACCAACTTTTATATCTGTATTACCTATAGTTGGTACTGCTTTTACTATAGCTTCTCTACTAATGTGTTGGTGGCTAAATATTTCTGTATTAACTATTAGTTCTTTACCTTCTATATCTTTTGTATTGTTGTATCTTGATTTTACTGGAGTTACAACAAAGTTGTAAACCGATTTCATTAATACTGTAAATTATATTCTACAGATACGGCCATGTTTTTATTAAAGTCTTTCCATGGCAATACATCTTTACCTTTTTTAATGTAAACGCTATACTTATCATCTTCTTCAAATATATCACAAATGGTATGACCACCATACACTTCTTGCCCAACGGCATAGTGCATGGCGTCATTTTTATAATCTTTACCTATTGATATTTTACGAATCAGCTTGCTCATCTTCTGCGTATTCTATAGTGCCGTCTTGTATATTAATATTTACTTTACCGTACTCTTGCTCAAGCTCTTTTTGTTTTTCTTGAAGTGCTCTTTGAAGTTCAAGAACATCGTGCATAATAGCATGTTTTCTAGTTTCAATTCTACCTAACTCTATTTGAGCTTGGTTTATTGGTGCTACTAAATTTTGAATACTTTTTAATTGTTCTTCTGTTATACTTGTAGGTTTAAGGTCTACTACCTTTTCTTTCTTTTTTGCCATTTTATTTAATTTAAGTTAATTTATTTATTTTTAATACTCACAGTGAATTATAAAAGTCACTGGATTTATATTACACAACTCTTCGTTATCAGCTATAGCGTCAACATTGTTTGCTGTTAAAGTTATGTCTTGTTTTTGCGAACCAAAAGTACCTATACTAGCTATTGTACCTACTGTATCACCTGTGCCTGTTTGTAATACATCTCCAACTGCAAAAACGTTTTCTGCGTTTGGATCATTGTTTGCTGATCCTTGTAAGTCTGTTGGTATTGTAGTAGTGTTATCAGCTGCTATAGCACCTTTTACTAAAACCGCAGTACCAAAGTCTGGATCACCACTTTGTGAAGTAACGCCTATACATATCTTACCGTTAACACCGTGGCCGTCAAACTTAATACTACCATCTGCATTTACTACTCTTGAAGGCTCAATAATTAAATCAGGATTTTGATTACCGTCTGTATTGTCTGGTGAAGAAACGTTTACAGTATCTATAGTATCAGCAGTTGCTGTTACATTGTATATACCAACTAAATGTCTAAAAAATCCTGTACCATTTATAGTATCATTTACAGTTCCTAAACTTGGAGGCGCAGTACCGTCAGAGTCAGGGCTTGCAAATATAAGCTCGTAGCTACTAACTTGACTTGCGCCATTAGTACCTCTTTCTATACAAGTTGCACCTAAAACTTTAAAAGCTTTTTTTGTAGGTACAGTTTTTACTTCCCAATCAGCTAATAAGTCTCCGGCATCAATACCTGCGATACAGTTTGCTCCACTTATTGTTGGTTTTAATTCTATATTAAAATATCCCATTTTTTTATTTTTTTACTTTTTCTAGTGAACGTCCGCCAAAATAAGCACCGATCACAGTTATTAATACTAATTGTAAAAGATCTACATATGAGTCTTTTACATTGAAATTTATTTTACCAGCGTCAATAAATATAAGTAACATTGTACATACTACTAAAAATATTAATACTAGTGGTCTTATATTTTTACTTAGCCACGAGTCTGAGTTCATGTCTAACTTCCATCTTTCAGTCACTTGTTTTTGCATTTCAGCCTCGTAACTCATTATCATATCTTTTATTGATTTTTCTGCAGCTGCTTTTTCTTCTTTTGATGTGTGTAAATTATCTATTACACCACCAACTTTTTTAATTAAATCACCAGCACCTGCTGAAAATACTTTACTTAATATACTCATAATTTATTTTTTAATATCCACCACCTCCACCACTACTAGTGGTAGTTTGTGTACTTGTTATTGTTGGTGCAGTTAAAGATGCAACAGCGCTAGCATGGCTTGCGCCTCCCATATAACCTGTTTGGCCTTGATACATATGTGTGTGATAACCTTGAACGTTGTTTTGACTAGCCCAGTCTATTGCTTCTTGAGGCGTTGAATACAAAGGTATACCGTCAATTGTTGTTAATATCATATGCTTGCTGTTTTTTCCCAAGGAAAATCATCACCGGCTTCTTTCCACTTACCATCTACTTTAATCATATCCTTACCATTAATAGTTTCTCTTGGATATGTTATACCATCATAATATACGCTGTCATCATTATAAGCTAACTTACCAAGTTTCATGTCTGTAGCGTGTCTCATTTCGTGTAATAATACTTGTCTTTCTTCTTGACTACCAGGTTGTATTTGATCACTAATATATATGCTACCATCCATGTTAGCTTCTCCTAATATACCTTGATCTAACTTTTTTCTAACAACAGGATTTCCAGACACAGAAGCATCGTCTGATTTAAAGCTTAGTTTTTTATTTACAACACCACCACTAGCTAATGGCTGTCTTGCTTTACCTAATTTAAACGCCATTATTTTTCACCACACTTTTTACTTGGATTACCAACTTGTCTCCAGTCTTGTTTTACCCAAGTTTTTAAACTACCACCACTACTAGTGCCAGTTACATTACTTTTGCTTGAGCGCCTGTATTTACCAGCTTTACCTGCCGCTCTTTTAGCTCTAACTACTTTTGCTCTTTCAGAGCTACTCATGCTAGCTATTTTAGCTTTAGGTAAACATACTTTAGTAGTACCACCACCTTTTTGTTTTACTTTTGTAGGTGAAGATTTACGGCAACTACCTTTGGCACCTTGTCTTGTACCTGGCACTCGCTCATAACCTTTCCAACAAGGCAGTGGACTATTTTTAGCAAATTTAGACGTTATGTCGTACATTACTTCTTTTTCATTTTCATTTTCATAGCTGAAGCTTTTTTCATCATCATAGCTGATTTTTTAAGCATAGCCATAGATTCTTTTTTCATCTTCATTGCAGCTTTTTTCATTTTAGCTGGAGAAGCATCAACAGCAGCTTTAAATTTACCACTTAACTTACCAGCCGCAGAAGCTGCTTTTAGTTTTGCGTTAAATTTAGCAGGAGCTTTTTTCATTTTAGCAGGTGACTTTTTAGCCATCTTTGCCATTGATTTCTTTTTCATTTTTGCAGGAGCTTTTTTCATTTTTTATTTTTTATATGTTTATACATTGAGTTACCTAATTGTTCGCCCATCTTACTGTCTGACTTATAGTGAGCGCGGGCAACTCTACGACTATAAGATATATTTTCACCTGTTTTAGTAAAAGCTGATTTTGCTTTAGGATGTTTATCACCTAGCATTTTACCTATTAGTATACCTTGAACTGAATGGCCTGAAGGATATGATTTAGTCTTCATTGAAGCCATTTCATAGTTAGGTAGTTTTTTATCTAACTCTTTAGGTCTTGGCCTGTTATGATACTTCTTTAATTCTAAGATTACAGGTGCAGAGTCTTTTATTAACTTAGCAGCAACCTTTTTATCATAATCTTCTACGTTATTGTCTTTAGCAGTCTTAGCAAATGCAGACTCTATATTATCAAACTTCTTTACAAAAGACTTGTTTAATGGTATTTTCTTAAGTTCGTTTAACTCTGTATGAGTTGTGTAGCCATTATTAGATGGTGGCTTCATTTTTTTAAACGGACCTATGTCAAAATCTTTTAGCACTTTCCTTTTTTCTGTGTTCTAGAAGCCCACATATTAGCATAAGCACTAGGATATACTTTAAACTTTCTTCTTGCTGCAGCTTTACAGCTAGCGCTAAGCTTAGCTAATGCTGGTGAAGTTTTCATTTTTAATTTTCCTGGACTTGGGTCAGTTTGCTTTCTTTTTCTTTTATCTTGTGTTTCAAACAAACTTTTATTTGTTTTTTTATTAATATGATCTCTTTCATACTCGTCTCTCCAATTAGGCTTTTTAACTACTTTTTGTTTAACTAATTTGTCTTTCAAACCACGTTTAACTCCAGCACCACCACCAGCTATAACTCCTTTAACACCTTTCTTTACAACATCTTTGTTAGCTTTGTATTTTTTATAACTTTGTTTAGCTTTTCTAACTATTTCACTACCACCGCCAGTCATTACACCTTCTATAACTCTTTTAATTTTATTTCGAGTTGCTCTCTTTTTTTCTCTTTTTGCTATGTTATTATCTCTTGCAGAAACCATTTTAGTAGGTGATTTTTTACCTGCAGCCTTTTCAGCCATTGCGGCTTTTACAGCCATCTGTTGTTTTCTAGGCATGTCTTTTACTTTTTTTCTAGGCATAATTATTTCTTTTTATTAATGTTAAACTTTTTGTTAACTTTTGCTTTTTTAAATTGAGGTGGTTTAAAGCCAGTTTTTTTACCTCTTTTATACATACTTTCTCCTGCTGCCATAATTGCACCTCCAACAAGAGAACCTCTAAGACCTAGTCTAGCAGCTCCACTAACAGCTTTGCCAAGTTTAGGTAATGATTTTTTTGCTGCTCTAGCAAATTGTTTAACGCCAGAAGAAAAATTAGAATTAGTTTTTGAAACAGCTCTTCTAATTTTATTAGTTGTAGATCGTTTTAAATCTTTAGCGTTAACAGATACTTCAGATTTAAATTGTTTAGCTACATTGCTAAATCCTCTTTTAGCTTTACTGGCAGTTGAAGCAGGTCTTTTACTTATTTTATCTGTTGACCTACCAGTATGCAGTGTTGATTTATTAGGTCGTCTTCCTGGTTTTAATAGTTTTGTAGGCGAGGCATTTTTTAAGCCAGGCCCTTTCATTTTAAATGGTCCTTTTTTCATATTTATTTATTTATTAACATTTCCACCTGCGTCTAGCTGCTTTACCTCTTTCACCTGTCCAACTTTTTGATCTTGCACAAAATGATTTTCTACGTTTAGCAGCTTTACTACCAGGTTTTACTTTGCCTGTTACAGCTGTTTTTAATTTACTACCAGGATTTTTAGCTCTATATGACGCAACACCTTTTGCAGTCATACCCGCACCTTCTTCTACAGTTCTAAAGTTTCTACCTTTACCTTTTGTAGTTTTTCTAGGTTCATTACTTTTTTGTAGTGGTGAACCTAAGTTTCTACGTCTACCACAACTAGACACAGGAAAAGGATTACCGCTTTGAATGTAACCTTCAGACTTGTTAAACATCTTGTTTTGTATTGGTGATCCCGGCATTGTTATAATCTATTTCTGTTAGGATTTTTTCTTTTTCTTTTAATATTACCTGCAATTTTTTTAACTGTATTTTTTACGCCTCTTCCTATGCTACCTGCTACTGCTCCACCTAATCCAACTCCAGTACCTCCAACTAATAATTTTGCAGCTTTTGGAAATGCCAGTGCGCCCGCACCAATTCCACCTGCCATTAAACCTACTTTAGCAAGTCCACCTGCAAATTCTCCGACTCCTCGCCTAAAATTTCTACGTCTATCTTTACGAGTAGTTTCGCTATATGTTTTACCTTGAGGGTTTGCTTTAGTAATAGTAGCTCCTCCAACTCCTTTTTTAAACTCACGTGTTACAGTACTGCCACTTCTTTTTGTTCTAGTAGTTTTAAAAGCTTTCTTTTTTCCTTCTTTAAACTCTTTAACTTTTTTTACAGAGCCGTCTCTTCTTGTTCTTGTAACTGTTTTACTACCATCTTTATTTATAGTTACTGTTTTTTTCTTTGCAGGTGAGTCTTCACTTCCGAAACCACTAAAGCCTTTCATTTTAAATGTTGATTCTTTTTTCATTATCTATTTTTGTCTTTAATCATATCATCTATAGCTTTATTATAAACTTTGTCTGTATATGATTTGTTATTATAGAATATACTGCGTTCAGACGTAGGCATGTCTTCTTCACCTAATAATATACGGTATATTCTATTTATTAATTGTTTACATCTATACGATGTTTTGTACACACTATATTTTATAGTAGTACGGTTTCTATGTCTCCACACATCTATCCAACCATCTTGTCTAAGCCTGTCCCATCTAGCTTTATCCCAAGAAAATGTATAAACTCCGTCCATGAAATCTTTTCGTGTGAATCTTCCTTCACAATCTAAATAAAATAAAAGTTCTAGATCTG